GGAAATCCGAACGTAATAAAAAAGAGTGTGTAGAATTACATAAATTCCACACGCTCAATCCACACTTTCCGTTTTCTCCATCTATTCGGCCTAGTGTTTTCCGCCTGGACATATATTTCCTTTATGAACATGCTGACAAGATTCTTTTTCTCTTTGTCCGACAGGTGATTCCAGTTTTCCTCGAACTGCATCAGAATCTCAGTTAGTTCTTGAGGCGAAAGCTCGCCGGATTCCTCTTGTCCCTTCAATTCCTCCAGCTTGTTTTGCAGTTCCTTCTCAATTTTCCGGTCCTCACTGGTCAGCTCTTTCAACTCCTCAAGCGAGATCACTTCATTTGCAAATGCCAACTGCAATCGTTTCCGGCGCTTCTTAATTTCATCCAGTTGTGTTTCAATATCTTGTATTTGTCGGCTGATGTGACCGCTGTCTTGTTCATACGATGCGGCTACCTCGGACGCGGCCGAAGCGTCGCGCATCTCTCGAATATATCGCAAAAACACCTCCTCGATCGCTTGTTCATCCAGCATAGGCATGTCACACAATTTTGTGAAAGTGCCCCGACATGTGTATTTCCTGCGAGCATAAATGCCGTTTTTCTTTGTGTGATTGGATAGCTTGCCTGGCATCACGCGGCCGCAACGAGCGCATCGCAGAACGCCGGAGAAGATATAATCGCTCGCGACTTGTCTTGGATGCTTCCCTCTCCTTCCCTCCCTCATCTTCTGCGCTGTTTCAAACTTCTCGCGTTCTATGATCGGCGGGATGATGCCGTCATGGTACTCATCCATATAGAAAAAACGCCCGATATACACTTGATTGGTTAGAATGTCGCGAACTTGCTTGCCTGTCCACATTCTGCCCAACCTTGTCCGATGCCCCATGCGATTTAGAAGGGTGGCAGTCCGGTTATCGCCGTTTCCCTCAAGGTATAGATCGAACATCTTGCGGACAATAGCGGCTTCCTGCTCATCAATGACAATCTTTTTTTCTTCTAGTCGATACCCAAAATTCACTTTCCCACCCGGGTATTTTCCTTCATGAACCATTTGTTGCATGTTGGCTTTCACACGTTCTGCCGTGTTCTCCCGTTCCCACTGGGCAAGCGCGGCAACGAACGTAATAAACATGCGCCCGGTGGCAGTGGTGGTATCGTAGACTTCGGTTGCCGACTTGAACTTGCAGTCGTGTTCATCAAATAATTTCAGTAGGTTATGCAAATCCAAAACGGAACGAGTGAGGCGATCGAGGCGATACACCAACACGCAATCAATCAGCCCTTGTTTGATGTTTTCGATCATCCGTTTCATCGCCGGCCGTTCCAAGTCCTTTGCGCTGTAGCCGTCATCAATATAAAATCCTTCAATGTCCCAGCCTTGCGAAACACAATAGGCGTGAAGTTTTTCCTTTTGCATTTGAATGGAATACCCATCCCGCGCTTGGTCTTCCGTGCTCACTCGGATATACAATGCGGTTCGCATACCTGTTCCCTCCTAAAAAAAGATGGGCGAGCCGTCGCCCGCCCGTCTAAATTTCTAGCGCTAGAAATTTAGGACTACTTTTTTCAGTTTGCCTATGATCCTTACATTCTTTGCATCCTCCGGCCGGACGACAATCGGCTTGTATGCCGGATTTTCACTTTGTAGAATAATAGTATCATCCGTCTTGTATACTCTTTTCAGCACAATTTCATCATCAATCAATACGGCGGCGATTTCTCCGTTATCCACATCATTTTGCCGACGGATAAGGAGTAAGTCGCCGTCCATGATTCGAGCACCGATCATGGAGTCGCCTTTGGCTTCAAGCAAGAAATATTCTCCGCCATTCAACCAGCTGCCTGGTACTTCTTCATATCCTTGAATATCTTCGTAGGCAATGACACCATTCCCACAACTAATCGCCCCGACGATAGGGAGTTTCGCAAACCTCTTAATAGGAATTGTCTTTTCTTCCAGCTTGTCCTCCTCGAAGAAATATGAGATAGGGACGTCGAAATATTGGGCCATTAACCCGACCTTGTCCATAAGAGGTTTATTTCTTCCCGACTCCCAAGCTGATACTGCCGTTGGCTTAACACCAAGTATTTTAGCTAAATCTTCTTGAGTCATCTTTTTTTCTTTTCTCAATTTTTTTATTCTCTTCCCTATGTGCAATTTTCTTCACCTCCTTTCAAACAATAATATAAATTATAAGTATAGTTATATTCAAGATTTGTAAAAAAAAATATACCAAAAGTGAAACTTTTGGTTGACAACTATACTTGAAGTGTAGTAGGATTGAATCAGAAGGAGGTGGGAGAATTGGATATTAAATTCACGTTAGAACAAGCAAGAAAACATCGCGGTTTAACGCAAGATCAGATCGCTAAAATGCTTGGCATGACAAAGCGTACTTATGTTGATTATGAGCAATACAAGCGTGCTTTTCGAATTGATAAAGCGTTTTTATTCGCTGAAATTGTTGACATTCCAATTGATAATATAATTTTTTTTAAACCAGAACTACACTTTAAGTGTAGTAAGAGAAATGAAACAGCTTGACTGTTAATTGTGAAAGTGAGGTGTGCAAATGAATACGATAAGCAAAACCATTTACGGTAAATACATTTCTTGAGAAGGGGCTGATAAAAGTGAATCAACCATCCCGTGAAACGATGAAGCGCATCTACACGTTTTTTCTCCGTACATCCGTCCCGCGAATCGTCGCCAAAATTGAGCGTAGCGAGTTGACGTGGGAGCAAATCAGAACAAAGGAGGTGACAACAAATGCAAAAACTTCCTAACGCGTATGACTTCGCCAAGCTTGAGGAGGCGATTTCGTTCTACACACGCACAGTCGCGGAAGTGATGAAAAACCGCGACCGTAGCATGCATGAGGAAGTGATGCGGTTCAAGCGCGAATTGCATGAGCGCATCGATCGGGAATATGATCCAGCTGCCCTCTAGGGCATTCCTTTTGGCGAAAAAGTGGACAAGCGAGGTGAGATAATGTCCGATCCCGTAAGTCTTGCCGAATACAAAAAGATGTACCCGGTTTTCAAAGATATTCCAGACAGTGAATTCACCTATTACAACGGTCATTGGCTTATATCACTCAAAGCGTTGAAACAGCTTGCGTATAAACACAAAAACAGAGAGTTAATCAAATTCATTAATACAGTGGAGGGGAAACGAAATGCATCTAAAGGTAATTGAGCAAAACGGCCAACGGGTTTTGACAACTTCCCAGTTAGCTGAGTATTACGGTACGGATAACAGACGGATTTCCGAAAATTTTAACCGTAACAAAGATCGTTTTAAGCTCGGTAAACACTATTTTGCGTTACAAGGTTCGGAAAAACAAGAGTTTTTAAACCGTACGCAAATTGCGGATGGTTCGAAAAATGCAACAGTACTCTACTTATGGACCGAAAAAGGTGCATGGTTGCACGCGAAATCACTCAACACCGACGAAGCCTGGGAAGCATACGAGCGATTAGTGGATGAGTATTACAGGGTGAAGGAGAATGCGATCAACATTCAGATGTTGAGTCCTCAACTGCAAGCGTTGGTCTCACTAGAACTTAGACAAAAGCAACTAGAGCAAGAATTAGCGGTTGTTAAGAAGGAAGCTGACGAAGCAAAACAGAAGATTGCGGCCACTTCCAATGAAGTAACGGACTTAAAACGCGGGCTTGTCGATGTAAATATGCCGTTACGAAAACAATTCAATGACGCGGTGCGTGCTTTATCAAAACGGGAGCAGATCGGCTTTGACGAGGCGTACAACAAGGTTTATGACTTGCTTGGTGCTCAATATCACATCGATATTAAGCGCCGTGTAGAAAATCGGAGAGCGAAAGGGGATAAAAACGTTAAGCCAATCGACATCGTGGAAGAGTTAAATTTGTTGGTTCCGGCAATCCGTTTAGCGAAAGCACTGGGAGGTGTTTCGTGATGAACGTCCTCCCAGGCGACCTTCAACATGCCAATGAACTCCTGGAATGTTGCGACTATTGCCTTGCCCGCGCTCGTGTAGCGCAGTTTGGGCGTGACTTAAACGCAGCGGAGAAGTGGGTAAAAGAGTTCTTGCGCTGCAAACGCGATTTGGACGAGCTTATCAAACGGAAAGAGGAGCATGACAAACTGCTCCAGGTCGTTGAGATGATGAAAGAACGCGGTGTTGATATTGCATTCATTATGAGAAAGGGGAATGAGTGATGGACATTCACAATTTTCACGATCTACTCAACGAATTTGAACATGCTTGTCGAGGCGGGGACTATGAAATTTCAAAGCAATTGAAAAAGGAGATTGTTAAGTTAGTAGATTACGAGGAAGAAGAAACAGCTAATGTGCTTGCAGATTTGTGCCAAAAAATTGATTGGTTAACACAAGAGTTGGAACGACAAAAATCATTCTGGATGCGCAAGTACGTGAATGAAAAGGAAAAAGCTGAAAAGTACAAGAAAGCGTTAGAAAACATCGAGGATTTAGAGTTTTTCACAAACTTTAGTGATAAAGAAAAATTTGCTGCTGCTTTGTATCACGCTAAAAACGCATTGGAGGTGAATGAACGATGAATATCTGTTTTTCTGCAAGTAGATTAATGAAAGTTTCAGAGGTTCGTAGATTGTGTGAAGAAATGCGCGAAAATCAAGCAATGTTAATGGCAACGGAGTTAAAAGCGAAAGAAGAGCTTTACAAACGCTTTTTACGAAAAGAAAAAACGGCTAGTGCCTAACACTAGCCACCAGAACCATCGCAATCAATTGTAGTATACCATATTTCCTCTCCCTTTCACAAGGCAGGCCTAGTGCCTGTCGTCAAGGGTGGGAATGTTGCGATGACTTTATCCCCCGGTTATCAACGTTCTCGCCTTTGACGATGTGCACTAGCACATCAGCAGACCGAGCGGAGCGGGCGACGATCCTGAAAAAGGGAGCCGCGCCAAAATACATGTGACGGTCACGCCACGACGTCTGTTTTTACTCTATGCGAAAGGAGGGACAAGTATGACACGGGAGGAGAAAAAACTCATTCGGTTGCAGATCATCGGACTGCTCGATCGTTGTGAAGGGTGTCAGTATCGGCGCAAAACAAACGCCAGTATTCACGTTTGCCCTGGTTGCCCGATCGGACAGCAGATGCAAGAGCTAGGGAAGAAATTAGCTGGACAGCCAAAGCCGGCGTCAAAGCAAGAGCAGAAAAAGAAAACGCTTGTGATGCGGCCATGGACGAAAGAAGAAGAGGAATTCGTTCTCATGAATCAACATCGGATGACAAGAATAGAGATGGCCAAAAGATTAGGTCGGTCCTACGATGCCGTTAGGCAAAAGCTCGCAAAACTCAATGCACAAAGGGGGAGAATCCATGCAAGTTGAAAATCCGATGACTCGTCCGGTTCGGCTTAAAAGCCCTCATTGGGGAATTGACGCTTTCAACGACGAGATTCTTTACGGCGATGTTATCTATGAGTTTCCAGACGGGGAGATCGTTCTTGAAGAAAACATTCATCAGTATCTCATTCAAGTGTTAGGCGCTACACGCAAAATTGCAGAATGAAAAAACGCCTCACTGGATGGAGTGAGGCGCACGCAATGGTGATTCCCTTGAAACAGCTACCTACATAGTACAGGAATCGCCGCCAAAAATCAAATGGAGGTGGAGAAGATGGCAGGGAAGATCACTATTCCATACAGTTCCGATCGGTTCGATCAATGGCGGTTATCTCAAGCAGGCGGACAAATTACGTTTAACAAATCAGGCAGACCTGTTTTTCAGTTTCAAAACGCGCAACAATATCACAAATACCTGGAACTCAACGCACAACGTCAAAATTTTAGGAGGGGAATGTCATGAAATTATACGAACTGACCGAAAATTACGCCAAGCTGTTGGAAATGGCCGAGGAAATGGATACCGATGCGATTGTAGATACATTAGAAGCACTGCAGGAGGCGATCGAGGACAAAGCAGAAAACATCGCCAAGCTCATCCGCAATCTTGAGGCGGACGTCAAAGTTATCCGCGACGAAGAAAAGCGATTGGCAGAGCGCCGACAAGTCATTGAAAACAAAGTGGAACGGTTGAAAACGTACCTACAAGAACAATTGGAGATCGCTGGCATCGACAAAGTGAAACGCCCGACGATTACGGTGGCGATCCAAAAGAATCCGCCGTCGGTGGACATTATCGACGAAACGCTCATCCCAGAAGACTTCTTCATCCCTCAACCGGCCAAGATCGATAAAAAATCCATTCTCGAACGGTTGAAAAATGGTGAAGAGGTGCCTGGAGTAGTTCTTAAACAAACGAAAGGGGTTCGGATAAGATGAGTGAGCTAGTCGCAAAACAACAAACCAATTCTCTGTCGATCATCGAGAGCGTTGATATAAATACTGTTCAATCAACGCTTGCGAAAATCAATCAGTTCCAAGCCGTCGTTCAAAACACGTTGAAAGCAGGTCATGACTACGGCGTGATCCCTGGCACAAGCAAGCCGACACTACTAAAGCCCGGCGCAGAAAAAATTCAAATGTTGCTCGGAGTTACTAGTGAATACGAGGTCATCGAACGCGTACAGGATTATGAAAAAGGCTTCTTTGCTTTCACGGTTCGCTGTATCGTCTACAAAAACGGCATGAAAATCACCGAAGGCGTCGGCCATTGCAACACAAAGGAAAAGAAATATATCAATCAGGACCCGTACACACTGGCAAATACTTGCCTGAAAATGGCCAAAAAACGTGCACAAATTGACGCAACATTGACACTAGCAAGCCTTTCCGAAATCTTTACTCAAGACATCGAGGACATGCAGGAATTCGTGCTAACGGAGCAAGTCGAAACAATGACAGCACAAGATGCAGCACAGATCAAGCTATCTTTTGGCAAATACAAAGGTAAGACATTGAAGGAAATTTATAAGACACAGCCGGACTATCTCGAATGGTTACTCAAACAGGATAGAACTGATCCAGTCATCAAGAAGGGCATTGAGCTGATGTTTGAGGCGGTAAGACAACAAGCGCAGCAAAAACAAGCACAACAGCAGCAAGCAGAGCAACAAGCATCACAACCGGAACCGCAGCCGGATAATATCGACCCATTCGATGGTGAAGTAATTGAAATCAGCGATGAGGATTTGCCTTTCGATATGTAAGGTGAATCATCATGTTGGAATACCGCATCGCAATTCCACATTGCTACAAATGGATGGCTGCTGGCAACAAGAAACTCTACATCGCCTACATCAAGGGATATATCAAGAGCAGCCATCCCGGCTTAAAGCCGGTGAGGATTGAAGGGCGATATGTGATTTGCGTTAAAAAGGAGTGACAACATGAGTATTTTCCGTGTTGAGAAGAAAGATAACTATGTCGTGTTAGACAAGGGATTTCTAAAAGACAAAAGGCTATCGTGGCAAGCCAAAGGGCTTCTGGCATATATGTTGTCAATGCCGAATGATTGGGTTTTCCGCATAGATGATTTGAAGAACAGGAGTACAAACGGCCGCGATTCAACGAAAAACATCATCAAAGAACTACAAGAGAACGGCTACATCATTAAAGAGCAGACAAGAGAAAAAGGGAAATTCTCTAACAATCGATACATCGTACTTGAACGTCCGGTTTCACCGTTGACTGAAAATCCGTCAACGGAAAATCCGTCAACGGAAAATCCGTTAACGGAAAAACCGTCAACGGAAAATCCGTCACTACTAAATAATAAAGAACTAAATAATAACTTACTAAATAATAAAGAAATAAATGATGATGATATAGGCAAGCCCAATCCGTTTTTAGAATTTGAACAAGCATTCGGTTATCGTCCACCAGCGATATTGGAACAAGAATTTAAAGATTTGATTGATAAAAGCCAATTTGTAGAGCCAGAAGCAATCATTTGTGAAGCAATTAAAAGAGCAAAGCTACAAATGCCTAGAAATCCAGCAAGTTATGTTTCTAAAATCCTTAAAGACTTACATTATCTCGGGCTATTCACTTTAGATGCGGTTAGGGAATATAACGAGAAGTTTGACAAACAAACTAAACGCAGAGTTGGAAAAGCAAAAGTGTCTGAAATCGATTGGGAGGCGTTATAGATGACACGGGACCAACTAAAGACAGTGTTTAAAATCCTTGCGAATGTCTATCCGAATTTTGAAGTGTCATCGGAAAAGCTGGATATATGGCACGAGTTTTTGCAGGACCAAGATGCTAACGCGGTCATGGAGCGCGTGAAGGCTCATGTGAAAGAGAAGAAATTCCCTCCTACCGTCGCGGATTTGCGGGAACAAAAAGAAAAAGTCCCGCCATACCACGACGACCTAATGTATGACATCAATGCTGGGGAAGATTGGGCATGATTGCAGAAAAAGCGCTACTGGGAACATTTATAAAAAACAATTACTTGCTAAAAGATACGACGCTAAAGCCAGAGCAGTTAGAAGATATTCGCCACCAAAAGCTTTTCAAAATCATGTTGCAGCTCGTTAGAAAAGGGAAGCCCGTCGATGTTGTCACCTTATCGACGGCTCCCAATTTAGATCAACTTGGTGGCATCTCATACATTAACGAGCTTGCTTCCTTTGCCGATGCCGAAAAAATCGAAGAATACGAGGAGCTTGTTTTAGAAGCCTGGAAGGAACGGGAGAAAAACAATATCCTAACGCGAGCAATCCAAGAAGGATGGGAGATCGGGAAAGTCATCACATCGCTAGACGCGATCAACGAAGCAAAAATGGATGACCATGCTTCCATAACTGACTTACTGGCCGATATTTACGAAGCGCCTTGGCAACCGCAAGAAACGAGAAGAGGCGTTCCAACTGGCATCGCTCAATTGGATAGAACAACGAACGGATTTCAGGACGGAGAAGTCACGGTGATTGCGGCGCGTCCTTCAATGGGAAAAACGGATGTCATGATTCACTTAGCTAAACAAGCCGGATGGCAAGGATATTTGCCGATTGTGTTTTCACTTGAAATGCCGAGCAGAAGCATCACGGACCGTTTGATCGCCTCAACTGGCCGATTCAATCGAATGAAGATGCGGAACCTTTACAAAGGGCTAACGGATGAACAGAAAAAAATGTGGCCGACCATCATTGGAAGAGTAGCGGACACCAACATTCAGATTTTTGACGGTGCTGGCCAAACCATCATGGAAATGCGAGCGAAAACAAGGAAAATGATTCATAGCTTTCCAGACAAAAAGCCTGTGATATTCATAGATTATTTGACTTTGATACGGCCAGCGAATTTTTACGGCGGCAGCGCACATTTGCAGGTGACGGAGATTTCGAAAAGTCTCAAGGCAATGGCGAAGGAATTTAACTGTCCGGTTATCACACTGGCGCAGCTGAACCGTTCGGTTGAACAACGAGCGGACAAGCGTCCAGTGATGTCCGATATTCGCGAATCGGGAAGCGTGGAACAAGACGCAGACCTCATCATCTTCCTATATCGCGAGAAGTACTACAGCAAGGAAACGGACGACGACACGTTAGAGCTTATCATCGCAAAAAATCGGAACGGTCCAGTCGGAACCGTACGTGTCAAATACAACGAACACACAGGAGAGATTATCGATGATTACGGTCAGAGAGCTGTATGAGGAGAGCATCCGATATGAGGAAAAGACACTAGCCCATTACATATTACATCTGCTCCAAGAAGGGAAAGTGTCCCTCGAGGATGATGCCGACACGATCGATTTTACACAAGCCGATCACGAGAAGGTCGCAGCAATGATTTTGCAAAACCAATTGGGATTCAGCGATATAAAAATTTTCTCTCTCAAGTATGATGATAAACGTTTTGCTTTCATATTCGCAGCGAATGAGGAAGAAGCGATTCAGTTTTTCCGGCAGAAGTTTAAACGAAAGCCATACAACTGTCACGAATACCCGTTAGATTTTCCGATGTCACGGGGACAGGAATTTCTCACGTTTCGAGATATGAAGAAAGAGCATAGCCATTTCCCGGCGCTGGCCGGATTTTATGAAAGGAGGTAAGGCGATGGGAATCCTCTACGAAAAAGTTCAAATCACGAGGGAATTGAAACGCCAAATGATGATTCGTCAGCTACTTGATCGTGGAATCCGTGAATACGACGGGCAATCCGTTTACGATTTGGACTACTACACGTTGCGCCATGTGCTTGCGCTAGCAAGGTTAAAAAACTAACACGCTCGAATTCTTCAAATTATAGCCCGTATGGCGTTTTTCTTGCGAGGGTAATAGGAAAGTATTCGAAAGCGAGAAAAACGCCGTACAGGGCAAAAACAGGCGTCTATAAGCCTAGCTGGAGGGAATGAGATGAACCGATTATGGGACGTCTTTTTGACGGCTACAGCAATTGTATGTGTACTAGGAATAGTAGTTCTCCTTGTTGTTTTGGCGTATTTAGTTTTCGCGTAACGAGATTAAAACTAACGAGGTGAAAAACGTTGAATTTAGCTAAACTGTTTGAACTGCAACGCCAGCTTGACGAACACATCGAAAAAGAGCATCCGCGGAAACCAGGTGAAGATCGGCTTGCAAAGAAAATCCTTGCGCTTCTCGTCGAAATCGGCGAATTGGCAAACGAGACACGCTGTTTTAAGTTTTGGAGCAACAAGGGCCCGTCGTCGCGAGAAACAATCTTGGAAGAAGCCGCAGACGTGCTGCATTTTCTTCTGTCCATCGGCAATGACATTGGCGCAAACGAGGATGACATAATCATTATCCCTACAAAAGCCATTCTGTTACACAGACAGTTTATGATGTTGCACGAGTATGCAAGATTGGCGCATGTGAAAACGATGTGGAAAGCATCACTAGATGTATTCGCTGGACTGATAGAAATGCTCGGTTTCACACAGCACGAGCTTGAAGCGGCATATATGAGAAAACATGCCGAGAACTACGCGCGGCAAGAACGTGGATATTGAGGTGTAGCGTATGCGCGAATTCCTTATTTGTCTGACAAAAAATAGCGAAGGGAAGCCGTGCAGTAATACGGCTTTCCGAATTAAGAAAACAGAAAACGGACTGATTGCCGTATGTACCGAATGCAAAGTAGAACATGAGGTGAAGGATTTGAAATGACAAAAGAACAAATACAGGAACAGATACAGCAACTCATACGGAAACAAGAACAAGAGATTGAAAGATTACTGGAAACGAAGCGAAGCACAAAAGACGAGACGTTATACATCGTTTGTGAACAGGTGATATTGCAGAAACAGCGGTTTATCGAGGAATTACGGGCGTTGTTGTGAGGTGGGAGAATGCAAATCAAAATACGTGTATGGGATAAAGATAGTGAAACAATGATTTACGGTGTTGGCATTACACCAGAAAGTGATGGTGGTATCCCTTATCAAATACCGGTAAATGCCCATGACTTCGACCAATTTGATTATTATCCAAATAGCATCATCATGCTATACACCGGATTCAAAGACAGTGACGGCAAAGAAATTTATGCCGATGATATTTTAGAAGTCAAGGATTCGAATGGAGTTATTTGCCGGACAGTAGTTGAGCATATAGAAGGGGCGTTTGTGATCGACAAATGGTATCCAAAGGAACCGACAAGCGTTGAACATGTCAATTACACAGGTGAGTGGGAGGAAATAGAGATCGACATCGAAGATTATGAATTTTTGGGCGTTGTTTTGCAACATCATTTGGAATTCAAGGTTGTTGGGAATAGGCATGAACATCATTACCTTATTGGGTGAAGAAGAATGAGCGATTCTAAAGAAAAAATTGTAAAATTAGCGAAAGTGATAACAAGAACATGGGGAAGGAATTTTGCAGAAATTACGAACGAAATCATCGAGCGTTTTAGACCAATCATTTCAGAATTGTATAAAGCTATGAGAGCGCCAATCCTAATTCCGCAATACGAGCAGGAAATACAAAGGTTAGAGCAATTACTCAAATACACCAAACACAGCAAGAAACGCCGGAAACACGAAAGACGGTTGAAATGGTTACGAGCGGAATTGGCTAGTTTGTATGAGGTGGTGGGGAAGAACGGGCAATAAATTCATCGAGTATTTAGAATCACGCAAGCAAACCGTTGCTACACTGCTATCCGGCGCAAAATCAGACGATGACAAGAAAACATGCGAAATCGCTATAAAAATCTTTGACAGCATCATTCAGGATATACGAGAGGGGAAAGTATGAGCGGTAGAAAATCCAAACGCAAAGGATACAACGGGGAACGGGAGCTCGTCTCCCTTATCCCCGGCGCTAAACGTGTACCGTTGTCCGGCAGTATGGGTGGGGAATACGGAAATGATGTCATTCTGCCGAACGGTTGGCGTGTGGAAGTGAAACGGAGAAAAAGCGGCATGAAACAGCTATACGATTGGCTAGAGCAGTCCAATCCCGACATGGTGGCGTTTCGGGCGGATCGGAAAGAATGGATCATCTGCATGACGCTGGATAAACTCAAAGAACTAATGGGGTTGAGGGACACATGAGCCAACTGACGGTTTTTGATTTTATTGATGATGGCCAGATAGCTGATCCCGACATATTGAACAGGATACAGAGCGCTTTCCCCGGCTGGGAAGCGATCGGATACACCAAGACATACGAATGGAATTGGAAGGACGGCAAACAAGAGGACTATTCAGCGATCATTCAGCGCAATGACGAGTATTTGTGGGTTCATGTGTGGTTGTATGCAGATGGTCGTACGCAAGCAGGATATGTTCAACGTTCGGACTTTGAACCGTATTGGTTCGATCTGTACGAGAAAAAGGGAAAACATTGGATATGGCGATCACTCGATGATAGAAATCGAGTTTTTGAGATTGCAAGGCAAAACAGGGGGTGAGTAGGATGGCAACCTTGACGAAAATTTCTCCCTCTCGCATGGGACCGCCACGATTTGGCAACCGTCCGCACAATATTGATATGAGCGTCAAAACATATCAGCTGACACCAGAGCAGTTGGAAAGGTTACGCGCCGGTGAGAATCTTAATGATATTTTGAAGGAGGTAAAAGACGTGGAGCAGGTACAAAAGCCAAAGGTGATTGCTTATGCGAAATATGAGGAAGTCGTTGCGGAACGGGATGAATTGAAACGGCAGCTAGAGGAATTGAAATTGAAGCAACCATTTGAAGTGAAATACATCAATGTTGATTACAAGACGAAATACGATGAGTTATCAAAGGATTACGAAAAGCTTGTTCAAGAAGCGGAGCAAAAGGACAAAGAAGTCGAGCATTGGAAAGAGATGTTTGAAACGGTGATGTCAGACAAAGAGAGATTGCAAAAAGAAAATTTACTGCTAGAAAATCAGATTCAAAGATTAAAAGAGGCGAACGACGAACTGACAGCCAAAAATGAGCGCTATTTTGCCGATCTGATGCGTTTGGAACAAGAGGTGAAGGGTTTAAGACTATACGCACTGCAAAAGCTCCATATCGACGTTTACGGGGCTTAGAAACGGGGGTTGTCTATGAAGAAGAGAAAGCGCCAGGCGAAATGGTATCTGCTTTATCGTCGTGAAGATGGACAAGCTGTTTATCGATATGAACCACTGAAAAAATACGAGCTGGATAGCCGTATCAAAAAGGGTTGGAAGCTGGTGATGTGATGGGCAAGATGTTGAGGAAGATCGAACGCGGCAGGGAAACGATTGCTTTCCTTGCCCGTCAAAACGAAAAAGTGGCGGAACAAGTCATGCAAGCGTGGAATAACGGATTTAATGCCGGAGCAAAGCGTCAAAATGAGTTAGACACAAAACTCATGCTGGAATGGCTTGGGAAGATTGAGGAAATCCCGGGAATCGGTGAAAAGATAGCATGGAAAATTCGTGAACATTTTCTTGATTTTATGAGGGAAAGGAGGGAACGGAATGATCTACATCTTGCGCCACCCGAAAACACACAAGGAAGTCAGAACGAAACGAAAATGGAAAGTCAGAAAGTATCAGCTGCAAGGATATAAGCTTGTTAATCAATATGATCCGACAGCAACGCAGAATTGTAAATTATAAGGTCCGGACCTAAATAAAAAAAGACCGGACTTCTCCCGGTCAATGACGGTGAATAGACGGTGAACAATGGGAATCCTTGACAATATTATAACAGGAGTGGTCCGGTTGGTAAAGTATAAACAGATGTCATTCCTTCGCGATGTTGACGGCGAGAAAACAAAAGAAGCAGTCGAGGCAGCGCTTGAAAAATATCGGATGTACATGTTGACCGTGCCAGACGAGTATCTCCCGCGCGTAACACAGACATATTCACTTGTGCCGCCGTCGCAGACAAATGCGTTTCATTCGTCTACGGAAGATGCGGCGATCAAAAAAGCGGACTTCGAACGAGAACGTGACGAGCACATGGAGAGAATACGCCGCGCGGTGAATCGATTGAACAAGATGGAACGGGAATTGATTATTAAGCGATATATGACACTGGAAGAGCCTTATGATTATGAGGTATACAACGAAATGGGAATCAGCGAATCGAAGTTTTACCGTATCCGTGAGAAGGCGTTTTATAAACTGGCTTTTGCGCTACGAATCGAAGTGTACAAAGAAGAGGCACCTGTGTAGGTGTCTTTTTATTTTTTTGAAAAAATCGCAAAAATTTTTATTAAATGTCTTGAATTTTAGACAGAATGAGTTATAATATAATCAGAAAGGTTAAATTCAAGACAGGAGGAGAGAACGATGAACAAACGTGAGATCATGAAAAAAGCAGTCAAACTAGCAAAAACATTCATTGGTGATTGGGTTGCTCGGATGGCATTAGCATTAAAAATCGTATGGGCGGAGGCGAAAAAAATGGTTAAAAAAGCGTTGCCGGAATTGAAAGGTACAGCAAAACAAGTGGCTTGGGCGAACGACATCCGTGAAAAAGCGGTTGCGGTTCTCGATGAAATGGTAAAAGAATATTCGGCTAAATTAGAAACCAGCGAAGTGTTCAGCAACAAAGATGATGCTTACCGTGCTGAAAAGAAAGTTCATTTGATCGAAGCATTCGATGCACTTTTGAACACAACGGAAGCAAAAACATGGATTGAACTTTTCGGCACAAACTATGCCGTATCTCGCAAAGGTGTGAATCGTCATTTGTTAGCAAGCACATTCGCTTATGAATGGTTGAAAGCACAAATGAAACGCGGTCGTTTAGCTGATTCGTTCGCCAAACGCATGGCAAGTTACAATTAATGTTTTTAGTTCTCTCCTTCCTGAAAAACTTTTTGAAAGGGTGTCGAATATGTTGTTTACAAAACAGGTAAGCGAACCGATGAACAACGCTGAAGTATTTGCAGATATTTTGGAAGATGTGTTTTCTTGCATTCCAGACGCATACGAATATGATGTTTTGACTGACGAGCAGATTAACGATTTGCACAAACGGACGGTTGAGATCACGGACGAATCCGGCGATAAGATAGCGGAAGTGGAAATTCGCTGCTATCCGGTTGATGATGAATATATAGTCGAGTCGGAGTTGATTAAAGGGGAGCCGACATCTTTATTTCGAGTCTATACAGCACGTGAGGCTGAAGAAAAATGGGGGCTCGGTTACAATACGGTGAATAAATGGATTAACCGTGGAAAATTCAGAGTAAATGAAGCAAGAAAAAGCGGCGGAACTTGGTTGGTTACACATGCAGGAATGGTTCGTATTACTGGAGAACCGAAGAAATGACAGAAAACTGAAAGAAAAATTAAGGAAAAATGACAGAAAGATGACAGATTATTTTGTGTCAGACATGATATGATGATAGCGTGGGATATGTTGAAGCAGGGCGTCACTCCGATTGGGGTGGCGTTTTTGTTTTGAATTTGAGTGGATACAATTTTAACATCTTTCCGAAAGAAGTCTCCTACTTCTAAACGTGAAGGTGCGCCAGCACCAGTGAAAGTGGGAGATGAATTTCGGTTGGCGTTAGCCAACGAATATGATAGAATATAGCTAGAACGGACACCTTCGGAACGAAGGGAAGCGTAAAGGGTTCTTGTGTGTGGCTTACCGTTCAGCGAACACACACAAGTCGCTTGAAGCCCCCACCTCTAAGCGAAGCGTAGGTGGTGGGTAGTTCACCGTCTATACCGCGATGAAAACATTAGACGAATTGAAACGTATTTTGGATATACGAGCATCCGAATAATCGGGTGCTTTTTTATTTGGAGTGATTTCGTGCCGAGCAGACCGAAGAAGCCTTGCTCAATTCCAGGCTGCCCAAACCTAACACAAGGACGATATTGCGAACAGCATAAGCATAGAGAACAACAAGATAAGGCAGAACGGAATCGTTATTACGATGAACATATCCGCGATCAGAAAGCGCGTGAGTTTTATCACAGCAAAGAATGGCAACGAGTAAGGCAAGCAGCGCTGATGCGTGATAACTATTTGTGCCAAGATTGCCTGGAAGAAAAGCGCATCACGCCAGCTGATGTTGTGGACCACATAAAACCTGTTCGTTGGTTTTGGCATCTGCGATTGGCACTCAGCAACTTACGGTCACTTTGTCATGCGCACCACAACAAGAAAACGGCCGAAGACAAGAAAAAATATGGGGAGGGGCGGGTCAAAAATTTTTAACCGGCTCGCCCAGGACCGCGCGGGCCCCTCAGCGCGCACAAAATTCGTTTTTTCTCGTAAAAGGGGGTAAGCAGGAGGTGAGAACGTGATGGGACGAAAAGCGATGCCGATTCAGCTGCATTTGTTGCAAGGGAATAAAAACCGATTGACGAAAAAAGAAATCGAACAGAGGGTAGAAGCCGAAAAGCGGTTGAAACCAAAAGCAAACAAAGTGAAGCCGCCTGCATGGCTTAGCGATGAGGCCAAGAAAGAGTTTAAGCGAATCGTCAAAGAGATGCAGGATCTCGATCTGCTGACCAATATCGACGTGGACGCGTTGGCGTTGTACTGTGACGCCTATGTCAATTATATCGAGTGCACCCGGATCATCGCGGAAGAGGGGCTCATGGTCGAATACACCAACAAAGCGGCCGAAACAAATAAAGTGCCTCATCCTCTTCTCACCAAGAAAAAGCAGTTGCATGAACAAATGAAAAGCTTGGCGGCTGAATTCGGATTGACGCCAGCGTCCAGGGCAAAGCTTGCTATGCCGAAAAAAGAAGAAAGAGAGCCGACACCGGAAGAAAAGTTATTTGGTGATATTTGATGTTGAAACAATGGCTGATTGATTATTGTCATGACGTTTTAAATGGTGACATCATTGCTTGTCAAAAACACAAATGGGCGTGTCGGCGATTTTTGCGTGATGTTGAGCGAGAGGGAACGGACGAATTCCCGTATGTATTCGATGAAGAAAAGGCGCTTCGCTTTCTCAATTGGATGACGCTTTTCAAACACACAAAAGGGAAGTTAGCAGGTCAACGAATTGAGCCAGCACCGATTCAAGTCTTTGTGTTCGGCAACATCTACGGATGGGTGCATAAGGAAACTGGATTGCGTCGCTTCAAAAAAGCATATTGGCAAGTAGCACGCAAAAATGCTAAATCGCAATCCCTTGCGTGTGTTGGTTCATATGAAGTGTTTGCCTTTGGTGAGAGTATGGCAGAAGTGTATATCGGAGCGACCAAAACAGAGCAAAGTAAGATCGTTTGGAATGAGATCAAGGCACAAATACAAGGATGTGACTTTCTGAAAGGTAAGTACAAAATTGCTTACGGCAAAATCGAACACCTAAAAAGCGGTTCTTTTATTGCCGCACTTTCCAAAGATGCTGGGAAAACAGGTGATGGATTGAATGTACAATGCGGTATTATCGATGAATATCACGCGCATCCGACTAGTGAAATTTACGACGTTCTTGTGTCTGGTATGGGTGCAAGACCGCAACCGTTGATGATGATTATTACAACGGCAGGATTTGAATTACAACATCCTTGTTATTCCGTTGAGTACCAATACGTTTCGAAAATACTTGATCCAAACAATCCGATTGAAAACGATGAATATTTCGTGATGATAAACGAGTTAGACAAAGACGATGATATAAAAGATGAACGAAATTGGGAAAAGGCCAATCCTATTCTTTGCTCGTATGAAGAAGGATTGGCTTATTTGCGTGGGGAACTAAAAACCGCGTTAGATGTACCGGAGAAAATGCGGAACTTCCTAACGAAAAACATGAATGTATGGGTCAATATGCGTGAAAATGGATACATGGATATGTCCAAATGGGCGGCATGTGGCCAAGATTTTGACTTATCTATCCTCGAAGGTCTTGAGTGCGTTGTTGGTGTGGACTTATCCGCGAAAATTGACTTGACGAGCGTGGGTTTTATCTTCAAAAAGGATGGCAAATACATCGTGCTGGGTCATAGCTTTATGCCAGAAGATACACTGAATCAGAAAAGAAGAACGGATAAAGTACCATATGATTTATGGGTTAGACAAGGATGGATAACGGCGACTCCAGGAGCGGTAGTGGACTACGGTTTCATAAAAGCGTATATCAAAAACTTCACAGAAAAGTACAACATCAGAGTACGAGAAATATGCGCTGACCCCTGGAATGCCACTCAATTCATGCAAGACATGGAAGCAGAAGGGTATACGGTTATCGAGATTAGGCAAGGTATTCAGACGCTTGGTGGCCCGACAAAAGATTTTCGTGAGCAAGTGTATTCGGGGAATCTTATTCACAACAACAATCCTGTGCTTACGTGGGCAATTTCTAACGCAGTCACAAGACAGGATGCGAATGAAAACATCATGCTCGATAAAAGCAAGTCATCAGAACGTATTGACCCGATTGCTGCGGTTATCAACGCACACGTTCGTGCGATGCTTCGAGATGATTCCATCGACATTAATCAAGTGACAGAGGATTATCTAAAAATGATGGGCTGGTAAGGAGGTGAGAATATGTGGAACTGGTTGAAGCGACTGTTTAAAAATGAGACAGTCGATATGACAAGTCCGACGTTGCTTCAATGGCTTGGTATTGACCCGGATACACCGAAAGATAAGCTTTCGGAAGCAACGTATTTTGCGTGTTTGAAGATTCTGGCGGAGAGCTTAGGGAAACTGCCGTTAAAAATGTATCAGAACACAGAAAAAGGCATCGTAAAAAGCGACAAGATGGACTTGTATAACATTTTAAAGCTACGCCCGAATCCCTACATGACCAGCACGGTGTTTTGGTCAACAGTAGAGATGAACCGCAACCACTACGGAAATGCTTACGTGTGGTGTCGTTTTCAAGGTCCGCAATTGAAAGACTTATGGATTATGCCGAGTCAAGATGTCACGGTCGTCGTTGACGATCAAGGAATTTTAGGAACGAAGGATAAGATATGGTACCGATACAATGACCGACATACAGGAAAAATGTACACATTTTCAAGTGACGAAGTAATGCACTTCAAGACATCATCGACGTTCGACGGATTGATCGGCATGCCAGTACGTGACATTCTGAAAGCAACGGTGGATGGAGCGCTAGAGAGTCAAAACTTTATGAACAACCTGTATAAAACAGGGCTAACAGGAAAAGCGGTGCTAGAGTACACAGGCGACTTGAACCAAGAAGCGCGCGACCGATTGGTGAAAGGCTTTGAACAGTTCGCTAACGGCTCGAAAAACGCCGGAAAAATCATCCCTGTACCGTTAGGGATGAAGTTGGTTCCGTTAGATATTAAACTGACGGATAGCCAATTTTTCGAACTGAAAAAGTACACAACGTTGCAAATCGCAGCGGCGTTTGGAATCAAACCGAATCAAATCAACGATTACGAGAAGTCAAGTTATGCGTCAGCAGAAGCGCAGAACTTGGCTTTTTATGTTGATACGTTACTTTACATTCTAAAGCAGTACGAGGAAGAGATTACTTACAAAATACTGTCAGACAAAATGATAAGAGACGGGTATTTTTGGAAGTTTAATGTAAATGTCATTTTGCGCGCTGATATCAAAACGCAGATGGAAGCACTAGCAAAAGGTGTGAATAACGGTATATATACGCCGAACGAGGCTCGAAGCTATCTTGACCTACCAGCTGAGGAAGGCGGTGACATGTTAATGGTGAACGGCAACTATATCCCGATTACGATGGTTGGTCAGCAATATAAGAAAGGAGGTGACAGTTAGTGCCGTTTTGGAAGTTTATTCATAACAAAGCTACAGATGATGAACCAGAGAGCGTGGAGCTTCGCATTGAAGGTGACATTGTAGACGATGACGAAGCGTGGCTATACGAATGGTTTGGCGTGCCGTCAGTATCACCAAACGCATTTAAAGAAGAATTGAGTCAGTACAAAGGCAAGGACATCACCGTATGGATTGATAGCTACGGCGGCAGTGTATTCGCGGCGGCTGGTATTTACAACGCACTGAAGGAGCATAATGGCAAGATCACCGTCAAGATCGACAGCAAGGCGATGAGCGCGGCGTCTGTCATTGCAATGGCCGGCGACGAAGTGCTAATGTCGCCAATGGCGGTAATGATGATTCACAACCCTCTGACAGGGGCATACGGAGATATGCACTTTTTTCGAAAAGTCGCTGACATTTTAGACACCATTAAAGACTCAATAATTAACGCTTATGCCTTAAAAACAGGCAGATCACGCAGTAAAATCTCGCAAATGATGGATGATGAGACATGGATGTCAGCCAACGTCGCCGTAAAAGAAGGTTTTGCTGACGGCATCCTATACCAAGATGGAAAGCCGGAGGTTGGCGACGTTGCAGCGTTTAGCCGGTTAGCAATTGTCAATAGCGCTAACCGATCTATGCAGGATGTCATGAAATTTATTAGTAAGCAACGACAGCAAGACGAAAAAGAACGATTGCTTTTGGAACTGGATTTAATCTAGTTCCTTTTTTATTGCACAAAAACAAAAAAGGAGGAAACAAACATGCCGAAAGAATTACGTGAGTTGCTTGAACAAATCCAAAACAAAAAGGAAGAAGCCCGTAAACTTCTTGCTGAAAATAAAATTGAGGAAGCAAAGCAATTAAAAGAAGAAATTGTCGCTTTGCAAGAGAAATTTGACATCGCGAAAGAGTTGTATGAGGAAGAAAAAGCGCAAGTGGAGAACAAAGAGCCGTTAAAACCGACTGTACAAGTGAAAGAGAACGAGGTAGAAGCATTTGTCAACAACATCCGTACCCGTTTTCGTAATGCAATGAGCGAAGGCAGCAACCAGGACGGCGGCTATACGGTGCCGCAAGACATTCAAACGCGGATCAATGAGTATCGTGAAAGTAAAGACGCTCTGCAAAACTTTATTACGGTAGAGCCGGTCACAACGTTAAGCGGTTCGCGTGTATTCAAAAAACGTTCGCAACAAACCGGATTTATTGAGGTTCCGGAAAACGGTGAAATCCCGGAAAAAGCTACTCCTCAATTCACGGTTCTCACTTATCAAGTGAAAAAATACGCCGGTTTCTTCCGTGTGACGAACGAGCTTCTGAAAGACAGCACGGAGGCAATTGTTAATACACTTATCCGTTGGATCGGCGATGAATCGCGTGTGACGCGCAACAACCTAATCAGCGCTATCCTGAACACACAAGCAAAAACCGCAATTCCGGATATTAAAGGGTTGAAAAAAGTGGTCAACGTCCAGCTTGACCCGGCATTCCGGTCTACAGCCAGCATTTTTGTGAACCAAGATGCATACAACTGGTTAGATACGTTGCAAGACAATAACGGTCAATTCTTATTGCAGCCGTCTCTTGAATCGCCATCCGGTCGTCAACTGTTCGGGTTACCGGTTGTAATCGTATCGAACAAGGTGATGCCTTCTCGTGTTGATAGCGGAACAGAGGCAGAATTCGCTCCGATTATCGTTGGAGACCTTGAAGAAGGTATTGTTCTGTTCGACCGCCAACAAACCGAAATCATGTCGTCTGATGTGGCGATGGACGCCTTCCAAACAGATGTGACGCTTTGGAGAGCGATTGAACGTATGGAAGTAAAAATGCGCGACAATGAAGCGTTTGTATTCGGCGAGGTTCAACTGCCGCAATAAGAGGGGAGATAATCCCCTCTTTTTCTTGAAGGAGGGATAGCATGAAGGTTAAGGCTCTCATTGATTGTGTTGGTGTTGGCTACGACCTAAAAGCGGGCGAAGAAGCCAACTTACCGAAGGAGTTAGCGGAAAAGCTCATCCGTTTCGGTTACGTGGAGGAAGTGAAAAAGTCTAAAGAAACGAAGGTGAAAGAATGATCGTTTCTTTAGACGAAGCGAAAACGTGGCTACGTGTGGATTTTACGGATGACGATGCATTACTGACTACCTTAATTAACGCGGCTGAGCAGTATCTTAAAAACGCCACAGGAATCACATACGATTCGACGAATCACTTGGCAAAACTTTTTTGTATGACACTAATTGCCGATTGGTACGAAAACCGAGAAATGATTGGAAAGGCAACCGATCAAACAAGGCCGATCATCCAAAGTATCTTAACTCAATTAACATATGGTGGTATCGATGAATCCGGGGTTGTTTAGACACCGCATTACGCTGTTGAAGATGGTTGTCACAGTGGATGAGATCGGCCAACAAATCGAGGATTGGCAACCAGTACGGACATGTTGGGCGGCAATTAAGACGGTAAGTGGCAGGGAATACTTTGCCGCCGCATCCGTCCAAGCGGAGCGAACCTATCGTTTTATCATTCGGTACACTCCTGGAATCGATGAAACAATGAGGATCGACTATCAAGGACGGAAGTTTGATATACAAAGTGTTCTCAATGATGATGAAGGCAAGAAAACGTTAACCATTATCGCAACGGAAAGGGTGGCGGCGGATGGCTAACATTCCGATTGATCGTCTAGCTGATGAATTAGTTTCAGCGGTCAAAGAATACACAGACGGCGTGGTCGAAGGTGTTCGGAAAACAGTAGACAAGACTGCACGGAAAGTATTACAAGAAACCAAGGCGCTCGCTCCGAAACGAACGGGTGAATACGCGCAGTCATTTGGGATCACGAAAGAGGACGGATACGGCACAACCAAACGCATCGTGTGGAACAAAAAACACTATCGCCGCGTTCATCTTCTTGAATTTGGCCATGCCAAAGTAAATGGTGGACGTGTCCCTGCCTATCCGCATTTGCGTCCAGCATATGAGAAACATGCGGCAGACTTGCCGAAAGAGCTAAAAAGAGTAATCGAAAACGGTGGTTAAGATGACACAAGCAGAGTTATACCAAGCCTTAAAAACTATCGGCTATCCAGTCGCCTACGGTTCATTTTCCAGTCCAGTTACGCCGCCGTTTATTACGTATCAATTCGCTTACAACTCCGATCTAATTGCTGACAATCAAAACTATGTTGAGATCAGCAATTTTCAAGTTGAACTATACACAAACAAGAAAGATTTGAATGCCGAAAAGTTGGTGCAAGACAAACTCAAAGAGCTAGGCCTGCCCTATCGCAAGTTCGAGACGTTTCTCGATACAGAAAACTTGTATCAAATACTCTATGAAATTCAAATTCTAGGAGGTTGAAGAATATGAGCCAAAACAAAGTGACATTCGGTTTGGAGAAAGTTCACATTGCTTTTTTGACAGACGATACAACGCCGACATGGGAAACGCCTGTGGCTATTCCGGGGGCTGTCCGTTTCAGTCCAGAGCCGCAAGGTGAGGAAAGCACGTTCTACGCGGACAACGGTCCGTATTTTACTTATACTTCGAACAATGGATATACCGCAGAATTAGAGATGGCGAATGTCCCTGACGACATTTTGGCTGAAATGCTCGGCTGGGAAATCGACGCAAACGGGATGCTTGTTGAAACGACAGATGGAACCCCGAAAGAATTCGCGCTACTTGGTCAAATCCTGGGCGACAAGAAAAACCGTCGTTTCGTGTATTATCGATGCAAAGCGAGCCGTCCATCTAAAGAACACAGCACGCGCGCTGAATCGGTTGAACCAGCGACAGAAACATTGAATATTCGTATACTTCCAATCGAAGTGAACGGAAAAAACATTGTTCGCGGTGTTATGGAACTGAATGATACGAATGCGACAGCCTACAATAATTTCTTTAGCTCCGTAACGTTACCAACAACAGTGGGAGGAGGCGCGTAATAAATGAGAACAATTAAAATCGGTGAGAAAGAAATCGGGCTAAAGGCTACGCCTTTGGCCCTTGTGTATTATAAGCAGGCTTTTGGTACGGATTTAGTTGGTGATTTGGTGAAAATGCAAGATATAGCAAAAGATCCGTCAAAGATTGACTCTGTTTTTCTTTTACAATTGACATGGGCGATGGCAAAAGCGCATGAAGGTGTCGGTAAAAAATTTCCTGATTTTATGAACTGGGTAGCTGATTTGGAATCGTTCGATTTTACTGATGTCGATGTTATTAATGCAATTATGGACGAAGCATCAGATGGATTTTTTCGCCGAGGAATCGGAACGAAAGGAAAATAACGATACAGCATACGAACAGCCGGAACGCCTCGATCTCGAATTGTTAGCGATCGGGAAGCGTACCGGTCTTTCTTTTTCTGAAATGAATGAATTGCGTGTGCGAGATTTATTGGCCTATGCAGATATTTACATAGGCGACAAGAAGCAAAAAACGCGGATGGCGACACAAGAAGATATTGACCGTTTCTTCGGATAAGGTGGTGAGAATATGGCCGAAACGGTGCGCGGCATAAATATAGTAATCGGAGCGGACACCACAAAGCTTGGAAAAGCTCTCGCTGATGTCGAATCCAAAAGCAAAAGTATTCAATCGGAATTGCGGCAGGTAGACCGTTTGCTCCGGTTCGACCCGTCGAACACAACACTTTTGGCTCAAAAGCAACAGCTCCTTGCCAAACAAATTGAGAATACAAGCGAAAAACTCAACCGGCTTAAAAGCGTACAACAACAAGTCGATGAGCAATTTCGGCGCGGCGAGATTTCAGAAGGACAGTACCGTGCTTTTCAACGCGAGCTGGAAAAGACGGAAGGACAACTGCGGAGTCTACAAAATCGCCTCGAAGAAACCAACGGTGCAATTAATAAACACACAACGACATGGGGGCGATTGCAAGAAAGCCTGAACCGTGTTGGGCAAAACTTGCGCGACGTTGGACAACGGATGCAAAATGTCGGACAATCCATGGCCGTATCATTTGGAGCGGCAACAGCGGCAATCGGCGGGGCATTAGGATTCGCGGTTAAAAAATCGATGGATTTTGAAGCACAAATCGACCGTGTTGGAGCCGTTGCTGGAGCAACACCAGCAGAAATCAAAAAGCTAGAGAAAGCCGCACTTGATTTGGGTGCATCTACATCGAAATCCGCAACCGAAGTCGCACAAGGCATGGAAATTATGGCCGCAATGGGTTATAACACGAATCAGATTCTTGCAGCAATGCCTGGCATTATCGCAGCGGCGGAAGCATCGGGCGAAGATATGGCACTTGTTGCCGAAACAGTATCAGCGGCGTTGAATGCGTTCGGCTTGGAAGCAAGCGAAGCAAGCAGGGTAGCCGATATTCTCGCACAAGCGGCGAACGATTCAGCCGCAGGTGTACAAGATATGCAGTACACCTTTAAATACGCGGCTCCGATCGCAAAACAATTGGGAATATCGTTAGAACAACTAGCAGCGGCCACGGAGATAATGGCCAATAACGGAATTAAAGGTGAACAAGCCGGAACAACATTACGCGCGGCCCTTATCCGCCTCTCTGACCCACCGAGGGAAGCAGCGAATACACTCGAAGCCTTGGGTGTGAAAATAACCGACGCCAATGGAAAAATGCTTCCGTTCAGCAATATCATAGGGCAACTGGCTGAAAAAACAAAAAATATGAGCAACGCGCAGAAACTAGCTGCACTATCAACGATTTTCGGAACAGAAGCCGCAAGTGGAATGTTGTCTGTAGTAGAAGCCGGACCGCAAAAATTAGATCAACTAACGAAATCATTGCAAAATTCAGCTGGCGCATCGCAAGAAGCGGCCGCCAAAATGAAGGACAATCTAAAAGGTTCGCTTGAAGAATTGCAGGGAGCGTTTGAAACAGCGCAAATTACGATTGGAAATGCGTTGGCTCCGGCTATTCAAAAGATTGCAGAAGCATTGCAGGGATTGATTAATTGGTTCAATAATTTATCGCCATCTATGCAAAAATTCATTGCAATTGGTGCTGCTGTAACTGCTGTATTAACAGGAATAGTTGCGGCGATAGGAATAGTGATAGCTATTATTGGTGGTGCAGTAAATGGTTTTGGTGCTCTAGCATTAGCATTTGGCAAAGTATCTGGGGCGATAGCGAAAGCAGGAGGTATGATAGGGGTATTTAGTAAAGTCATCGCCTTTTTAACTGGTCCGATTGGAATTGCTATAGCAGCAATCACCGGATTGGTAGCGGCTGGCGTTGCCGTTTATAAAAATTGGGATGAAATTAGAGCTAAAGCACAAGAGGTATTCGGCGGGCTTTCTTCCTTTATTGCGCCGGCGGTACAAGCGTTTGAAAACTTCAAAAATGCAGTTATCTCCGCAATAAATGGAGATTTTAGTAGATTAGGAGAAATTTTTGCTCAAATTATCCCGTCGATCATTGCTGCGCTAGTTGGTGGACTTCCTGCAGTGTTGATTACGGTGTCCCGGTTTCTACCCGCAATCGCTGAAACCATCAGTAATAATACAGGTGCCGTCACTATGGCGATTCAAAACGTAACAAACGCAATAGTGAACTTTTTGACAACCAGCTTCCCTCAAATGGTTACGGCTGGGGTCGGTATAATAACTAACTTCGTCAACGGTATTGTTCAATCACTGCCAACGATTATACAAACGACGGCAACCATTGTTCAGTCTTTGGCGCAAGGAATTTCTACTACCCTGCCAAAATTGATAGAAACGGGTACTCAGGTTATTAACACTTTGGTCAATGCCATCGTCACGTCATTACCTTTAATTATTCAAGCGGGTTTACAATTGATCGTTCAATTAGTCAGTGGAATCTCGCAAGCATTACCGAAAATCGTTGCTGCTTCTGTAACAGTTATACAAACACTAGTTGGTACCTTGACTAAGAACTTGCCGTTATTAATTACCGCAGGACTCACTATCATAGTAACTTTAGTCAATGCGGTTGTTCAAAACTTACCAAAAATCATCAATGCTGGAATAAAAATTTTAACATCAATAGTCAACGGAATTGTTCGAGCTCTCCCGCAACTCGTCAATATGTCAGTGCAATTAATCACGAAAGTAGCTGCCACTTTAATTCAAAATTTACCAAAAATCATTGATGCAGGTGTCAAGATTCTCTTAGCAGTTGTAAACGGAATTGTGAAAGTGTTACCTCAACTAACTAATACAGCAGTGAATTTAATCGTCAAAATCGCAAGTGCAATCGCTCAAAATCTACCAAAAATCATTGATGCGGGCGTAAAAATCTTAACAGCGCTAATCAAGGGTATTATTCAGGTTTTACCACAACTAGTCGATGCAGGGATTAAATTAGTTGTTGCAGTGGCAAAAGCGATAATTGATAACTTACCAAAAATCATAGAGGCTGGCGGAAAAATACTGAGATCATTAAGTGAACTACCCACCACCTACGCTTCGCTTAGAGGTGGGGGCTTCAAGCGACTTGTGTGTGTTCGCTGAAC